AGCAAGCAACTCCATAAGTGTCTTTCTTGTGACAGCGCCTCCGTTTACCTTGTACTCTCCTTTTGGTGCCTCAGTGTTGAGCTGATCGAGGACATCCTGCTGCTCTTGCTTACCCTCAACTGGACGTGGCTTACCTTCCACCACGTCCTGCACCTTAGCACTTGCGAGAGTAAATGGCGTTTGAACCACACCGGGACCAGCCTCCATCAAACCCTCTACAACGCTTGGCTCTTGTCCAGACAGCACCTGAGCGCTCATCTCACCTCCAAATCCAGTAGCCGCCTCACCAGTAGCCGTAACTCCAGTTGTCGCAAACGCAGATCTACCTGCTTGCTTCATGGCCTTGGCACCTCTTGCAAGAGCGGCACCACCAAAAGCATCGACGGCCCACACTGTTCCCCCACGAACAGCAGACCGCTTACGAAGTTGACGCATTTTATTTTCGTCCATCAAGATTGGAGCTACGTTTTCATAAGTAAACTCTGCTCCATCCAACTCCTCACGAATAAAATCTACGAATGACATGGCCACCTCAACCGTTGCTCCTGCAGCGCCAAAGGCAAATGGCAAGCTAGTAGCCGCGCCTACAGCAGCCCCTACTGGGGCGGTTACGGGAGCCAGCGGCCCACCTCCAAGACCAACTGCTGCACCGCCTGCGGTGCCACCAGTAAGTATGGCGAGAGCATTAGTGGCTGAAGTCTTGTTCATCATGCCAGAGGAAGAGCTAAGAAGAACTTCTCCCATGGCCTGAGGGTGCTTGTATGTAGCTGAAAGCCAGCCCCATGCACCACCACCATTCTTGTCCATAGTTGCGTAGAAGGATTCTGTCTCGTCAGACTTACCTATATCCCTCATTCTATAGTCATACTCATTGACGTCCTCAACGAGTTGCTTAATAGATTCTTCGTTTATGGCCATATCTCCAACAGCCATAGCGTATGGTATGGGAACAAGTTCTCCAGTAGCCTGACCCTGCCCCCAAGCTCTGGCCATGTCGTCAAAGACATCGCCAATCCTTCCCATCCTGTTTACAAGATCGCCAAATTCACCGTCAAGGTACTGAGTCTCAGTTCCTTCAACGGTTACGTCATCAAAGACCCTCCCTTCAGACTGCGTTACTGTAGGAGAATCCGAATATTTACTTGACCTTAACTGACCCTTCGTCCCCTCGTAATACACACCATTCATGGTGAATCCGTAGGTGACTGGCTTATCTACCTGTGAGCCAACTGAATCCGAATCTCCACTCGCGACTGCTTGTGTCGGAACTGTATCTGAGGTAGAAACCGTAGAAACCTCTTCCGAAACTGGCGCCGAGACTGGTTGTGGAGGCAGTTCGGCTTTTTCTTTTTTTTTTACGTCGAAGAACTGAGCGTAGAAATCGTCAGCGCTCTTCGTGTACAAGCCCTTAGAGACTACTGCGTCATACAGATTCTTCTGTGATTCAGGTGTAGAGAACTGAATGGCAAAATCTTCGTAGGATTTGGTGTACAATCCCTGCTCATTCAAACCTTTGTATAGGTTTTGGTGAGCCTGATTAAACGTGGGTTTTTTTGTTGGATCGGTCATTACCTATTATAAATCGTCAAACAATCCTCCGCTCTGAGCCGCTTGTTGAGTCTGATTGGCCGCATCATTCTCGGCGTTTTCGCGCTCTGCCTGTGGGCCAAATACAATTCCAGACTGCAATCCCTCAAGAGTAATGTTAGGGTCTCTGTACGTCCTTCTAATGGATTGCAAAATACTCTGTACTGCCTCTCTGTCCCTAAACTCATCAAGAACAATGGTCTTGACTTTATCATACTGTGAGCCAGTTTGTTTCACCGAGAGATCCGTAAGCACAATCTTGCCGTTTGGAAGGAATCCAATCTCTTTTGGTTGAATCTCAAACTGAACTGGTTCCAATGCCATATCCCCAAGAGCATATGCAAGTTGATCGATTTGACGCTTGAGTGACTGAGCTTCGGAAGACTCCTTATCTCTGATAGCGTCGTACTCATCATTAAGATCCGCAAGTTTGCGGTTCTCCTCTCCTGCACGTGGGTTATCAATGATGATTGTCTCTTTCTTCTTGTCAAGAGCAGACAACACGTACGAACTACCCTTAACTCCGCCGTACATTTCAAAGTCCTCTATAGGCACAAGAACTCCGTCCTCATCGGTCTCCATGAGCTCTCCAGTCCTAAGGTACTCAACGCTGTCAAGCACGAATGAACGCTTGCTGTCAAAGTCTGATCTGTAAATTTCAGCATCTCTGTCAGAGGACGTGGGTTTAGCCTCCTCCTTTTCATCTGGGTACCGTGATGCCTCTGCCATCTGCTTGACGAGCTCGTTGTTGATGTCCGAGATGTATTGAGAGTTCATTTGGTATGCCTGACTGTTGATTTCGCCCTGAATGTAAGATGTCACCAACGACTCATTGTCTCTCATCGCGTCTGTAAACAAGTTTGCCACAGCCCATGCTCTTGCAGAAGCGGAGTCTTCGTTGTCAACACCTCCCTCAACGATACCTCGCGAAACTCTGTACGCTTCGTCGCGGTCCCAAATTTTTTTGTTATAGGTACGAAGAGAGTCTCTAATTACCCCCTCGCCAATCTGAATCGCACTCCTACCATATCGAGCCTGTGTTGGAACGGTGAAGGTGGCTGGGTTGGCCCAAGTGTCCCAGCTAGTGATATCTGACCAATCACCAGTTGGTTCTCCAGTTTCTGGGTCAATAGACTTATACATGACGGTTCCGTCAGCCCCCATTTGAGTCACAATGTTTGTCCCCTCAAAGGCCTGTTGAGCCTGAATCATAGACTGAGGAGATGCAGCAGACTGCATATAAACTGGAAGCTCCTCGTTAAACTTGGCTGCTGAAGAAGCATCAGTAGCAACTTTATTGTACGTCTCTCTGCTGCTTTGAACCTCATCGCTGTTGTGTGCAGCGTAAGTGTTGAACCAGTTTGCAATATCCTGTACAGCTCTGCGTGCAGCGACGGGATCGTCAATAGCAAAGTTGTTTATTTCTTCAAGCTTCTGGTTGTAGTATGTCTTGAAGTGATCGCGCAAAGGCGGGATAAGCTTAGACACATCATACCCCTCTGTTTCAGCAAGCAACTTGTCAGCCGCCTTCTGACGAGCGTTCATCTGATCGACAACTGCCTTCTTCTGTGCGGCCTTAGCCGCCTCCTGCGCTTTAAGGTTGTTAAGAAGACCAGACATATCTGTCTTCCCCACAGACTTAAGCGGTGCTGTATACGCTACTGGCATTACTCTAGTTCAATTTCCACTTGAGGTACTTGGAACTGTGGCTCATCGAAGTGACTCATCTTTTCCAAAGCCGCAAGAAGTTCTTTAGGTGGGTTTTGCATCTTAGCAACGGCGTCCTTGAGTATCTTGAATGCCGCCATTGTGCTCTCCGTCTGCTCGGGGTTAAGAACTGCTTCGTCACCCGTAAGCTCTGCCTCCTTCTCTCCAGTTTCTTCGTCAACCAAAGCCTTCTTGTTGGTGTCGTGGTTAAACTCACCTCCAGTCACATAGATCTGATCGTTGAGCATACCGCCATTTTTCTTTATCATCTTAAGGCCGAGCTGCTGAGCAGTGTACGGGTTGTCCCCACTTGGCGCCCCATATCCAGAAAGGCTTAACCCAGTATCAACAGCCGATCCAAATGCCCCAATACCCTCTTGAATAGCTTCTGTTCCAGCAGCATAGCCCAAGCTGGCTGCTGTCTGACCCTCTCTACGAAGCTGCTCTTGAAGAGCCCTATCAACACCAATGTTCAGGTCTGAAACCTTCTGCTCTCTAGCGATGTTAGCCTGACTGTACCCTTCAGCCAAATCAGCAAGGCGCTTATCGGCTTCTGTAGCCTGCTTTGCTGCAGAAAACTCTGACTGAGCAAGCTGTTGGCTAAGGGAAGGTGCTACATTAGCGATAGTTTGACCAGCCCTTGTGGGGTCCATAACGCCAGAGGCAATAGACTGCTGAGCAAGAGCTAGGTTCTGCTCTCTGAGATTTTTGATAGACTCAGCCGCCTGAATCTTTTGGGCCTCAGCGAGGTCTCTTGATTCTTGGGTGATGCCAAGCTGGGGACCAACCTGATAGTCAAGCTCATCGAGGCGCTTCATTGCGTCCTCGGCAATCTTTTCTCCAGCGAGCCTTTGCTTCTTGGCTCTGCTTCCTTTTACTGCGGCCTTGCCACCCTCAACAGCGAGTGTTGTGCCCGCCGCGATTAGTGCTGCTGTTATTAATGGCATAATGCAAATATAGTTATTATCACTTAGAGTGGTCTAAGTCAGTTGGTTCATAATTAACGTTGAGTGAGTACAGCTCGAAGTTTTCGCTTCCAAGGTTTATAACAGATTCCGCGTACTGACCCCTCAAAAAGTCTCCATTAATTTCTGGATCTGTAATTGCAAATACAGATACAATCCCTTCATTTGCAGTAACCTGAGCGCCAAGGGTGTTTAACGCGGGCAAAGTAGACTTAAATACAAGCCCTTGTTTTGTCAAGACGCTTTCTTCCCCACCAGCAACCTCAGAGGCCTTGGGGATGTTTATTCCCGAATTAATAGTATAGTAGTCTGCTGTAGTTGACAAATTTAAAATTTGTCCATCAGGACTGATGATGACTGGATTGTTTCCGTTTCCGAACAGAAAAGCAAGTTTTGTGTTACCCTGAACAGAAGGTGCCGCTCCATACATTCCGTCAAAAGCATATAGATCGTCAAATGCTCCTCCAATAGTCAAAAACTCTGTGTCTTTATGAATTTGACCCAAAAACTTCATGTTTACATTAGCCTTAATTCTTGTGTCTCTTGGCATGTGGCCGTACAAAATACCCCCCTTATTAGATAAAGTTCCAACGGTAATACTTCTGGGTGGCTGGTTGGGCTGTAGTGTTTCGCTAGTAGAAAAGGTATGAAGTGAGCCAGTTAGGTTTTCACTCCCTTCTACGCTAAACGTCTTGTATAGTTTGTTCTGCGACGGGTTGTCGTTAAAAGATACCGCAATGACGGATGGATATACCGAGCCATAAAAACTGTTATTTGAGCTGTTGGTGTGGTGCTCCCAAGCTACGATATCGTCAGTAGCCTCGATCCTATTGCGCGAAGAAAAAAACTGCTTGTCAATAGAAGCATAGTTAGAGGACTCGTAATCGTACTTAGACGTCCAAATATTTTTCTTGTCGTTAAATCCTATTGTTTTTTTCATGGATGTTTTTAATTCACAAGTCCAAGTTCAAAAAGTTGCGTATCTGGGTTAAATGTAATCACTTTGTTAGCAGGAATGTATGAACTTAGAGCGTTAGTAAGCGCAGTAATAAACTGAGGCGTTGAAGTACCTTCACTAAACTCGTAATTAAAAGTTCCAACATTTGACTCTGAGAAATTGGCAAAAGGTCTGTCTCCAACATATGCTGTAGTTGAATCTGCCACATCATCTATAGTAACTGTTGGAATAAATTCTTGTCCAAAGGCCGACAAGAATTTGAGCAAGTCATTCGTAGTAACTGACCCGTCGCCAGTGAGGTCAGAGGTTTGGTTTTTTATTAGATCATCTGAGCTAGGAACTATTCCGCTTGAAATGTTAAAGGAATAATTAACTTCACCCGAAGGATTATTTGCTGTGCTAGCAAACGACCTCCTCACAGCAAAATCGTAGTTTGCAAGAGTTGAAGCAATAGCTGTATTAATTGATGAGTTGGCAGCACTAAGGGCTAGGTTTACTATTTGCTCTGGATCAGTCGGAGAAGGATCTTCGCCACCGCCGTTAGCAGCAATAATAGCAGCCGAAAGGCTAGCATAGGTCTCTGGGCTTAAGATGTCTTGTGCAGTACCTTGGAAGATAATAGGATTGCCATCAATAGTGTTAAAAGTCTGTCCATTAACCGTAAAGTCATTAGGATCTTGGAAAAACGCAAATACCTCAGTGGTGTTAATGATTTTATCAAGAGCTTTTCTCAGCGCGTCATATGAAGACACCATGTTTCCTGAAGCAGTCTCTATATTTTGACCAACGATGACTCCTTCAGCAGTTAGTCCTGTTCCTTCGTCGCCAGTATATCCAACGCCATAAGATTGTGGGGTCGATGTATTTATATCAAACCCTGTACCACTAGAAGATATAATGCTTGACAAATCTTCAGATCCAAAGAGTGCTTGAAACTCCCTGAGTCTAGTGAGCGCCTCTGTGATATTACCAAGAATATTTTGAGCAATACTATAAGATGGGGACGTTGAAATTGGAAACCCAAAAAGAGTGTCGAATTGCGATCCAATCTGTGTTAGACTTAGATTATTAGTCTGGCTTCCAGAATAAAAGCCTGCAGATGTAACTGACGTTAAAGCAGGAGTGATAAGATTCTGAAGGTTTTCAATTAGCGCCCCAAGGTTTCCTCCCGTATCCGTGCTGTCAGTAATCAAGTTTCTAAATGATTGAATCCTAGATTCAATAACTGAAGAGTTGTTATCTTGGTCCAGAATGTCATCAATAGATATTGCATCAATTGAGGTTGATAGCGTTCCAAACCCACCAAGGTCAATTTCATCTTTTATGTCATTAAGAACGCCTCTAATCTGAGCCCTAAGAGTATCAGTGATTTCTCCAGTGCCCGTATCAGTAGTTTGAATGCCGCTCAAAAAATCAAGTACAGCATTGACGTTGCCAAAAAGATTCAAGAATGTGCTGCCAAGATCATCTTGTTCAAGAGTTTGCCCCCCGAGGGAGTCGACAATTATGTCGGCTGATGCTGGAGTAGATCCAGCAAAAATTAGATTGTAGAATGACTCTGGTATTGTTTGGCTTGTCTCCAAATATGTGGGCGTGATACCCCCACCAAGTTGAGACTGCACATTGTAAGTAGTTTGAACTGAGTTGTACAGAGAGTACGCAAGAGAGTCTCTTGTCGCTGTAAGAGCAAGCTCCGTAGCGGTTAAGGCGTCTATGTTACCTTGGTATGGGTTTCTGTAGTTTAAAAGACCATTTTCAATAAGGTTCAAGACATCGTTGTAAAGCAAGTTGTTTCCTCCGATAATTTGCTCTTCAAGAGCAGAAAACGAAAGGTTTGTATCAAGCTGCACAGCATCATACAGGTTTTTAAGAGGACTATCCTCTAGGCCTCCTTCAGAGCCAACTCCATAGTCAGAGCCAAATGGGTTTTTACCTTGTGCGTCAATGTCTTCTGGCGGCGTATTAGGGTCTGGCCCTCGTCCCTCGTAGATAGCGTCAACAAAGGCGGCAATTTGAGCAAGTAGCTCAAGCTTGGTGGCATTAGACTCTTCAAGCTCCCCCTTGATGTTTTGGTTCTCTTCAAGGACATCGTCGATAGCATTGGCATTAATGCTATTAATCAATCGAGTTAAGTCAGCACGATATCCGTTAAATCCAACAAAGTTGTCTACAAACGCAGCGTCGTCAAAGAGGGCGCTACCCTCGGGGTAAACGTTATCGTCAAATGCGTCTTGTAAAGAATCAGTCGTGGGGATGCCGTATCCAATGTTAAAGGTAATCGTAGACTGATCTCTAAGAACGTAAGTTCCTTGAGTCTCATCATACCTACCAAAAGCTGGCTCTGTTTGATTTGTATTGTACTCTCTTAGCTTGTCAACAAAGGCTTCAACAACACTGAGGTACTGCTCAAGGTTTACTTCCTGACCGGGAAACAAACCCAATTCTGAGAACACATCGGCATTAAGATTTGCTGGGAGAGTAATGAGGTCTCCTTCAAAAACATCGGCTTTAGCCGTGCCAGTATACGAAGTAATAAATGCATTACCCTCAGCAACACCCTCCTGAGCTTGCCGCAAAACCAACAGGTGAAGCGACTCAGCTGCCTGAATCTGAGATACAGTAACATTTTCAATGGAATCGATGGTTTCTGTTGTCTCATCAATTTGATCATTAAGATCAGCTATAACATCATCTATGCCACCTTCGTCTGGGTTGTTGACAACATCTCCAATCTGACCATACAGCAACAATATCTGTTGTTGCAACTCGCTAATTGTTTGGTTGGCCTCAGAAAGAGAGGCAGCCAAATCACCAACATCGTCAAGAAGGTCGTTAACATCCTGAACAGTAACAGCCGGCGGAGAAGGTATAGATGGGTCTGGAGTTGCCGTGCCTGTAGTCTGAGTAAAGGTGCCAGCAGAAGTATACGCAATCCTTATTGCGTTGTTCACACTGATGACAAACTCATCAAGCACAGGGTCGTACCCGCCTACAACGCGAACAGTATTTGTCCCATCAACAGCATCAAGAGCAGACTTAAATAGCTCCCTAAAGTAAGACTTCAATCCATACTCCGAGATAACAGAAACACCGTTAGAAGGGTTGAACTTGTAAACCTCAAACTTGTCCTTATTGGCAAAATAAATACTCTCGCCAACCCTAGTAACTGACTCGGGGTTATCGCTGCATCCAAAGTCACCAGCGTAAAAGCGCTGAGTTCCAAGAGTCTTTTCTGAAGCTACAACTATATCAGTTCCAACGGCATCAGAAAGGAGGGTGCGAGACACTGGAATTTCGCTAATTTTATCCTCCTGAATAACAAACACACTATCTCCACGATCCAGAAGCTTTTGAATGCTTCCGTGAGAGTTGGGAAGATCCTTGAAGTTAGATGTTGTAGCATCAAACGTACAGTACCTCAACCTAGGTAGTGAGTAGTTGTTTACGTCACTAAACGTAATAGAAGAATCTCTTCGAATTTCGCGTTGGAATCGATTTACAATCTTTGGCTTTCCCCAGTTTTGCTGGTTGGCGCCAACGATGGTATCAGTAAAAGTTTGGGTTTCCAAGAAATAATCTAAGAAACGAGGGTTAGTCCCCCCTCCATTTTGTATGAGGTTTATGTACCTCGATGATTGTTGATCAAATCGGGGCATGTTTACAGGCAATCTTCTAAAGTAAACGTCACCCTCAGTCAATACAATATTTGGGTTTTCCCACTGCGTATTGCCAAGAGCGTCCCTGATTACCCTATATTTTTTCCCGATCTCATAGTACACCCTGTCTTCTGCATCTTGATTTTTTCTAGGAGAATATATTTCAAAGACGCAACGATTGTTCCATTTGTGTGAAGAGGTGGATGGGTTTTGAGTGTTGTCAACTATACTATCCCTAACATTGTTGTACGTAAAACCTACTGCTGATGGATTGTTTCTTAAGATTAAGAACTGACCCACACACGCCTGAGGTGTTTCTACATCGGGGTTAATCAATGGGTTTTGAGCGTCATCAGCAAGAGTTACTGTGCCAACAATGTCAAACTCATATGATTCTGGGAAAACGCGGGCTGAAAGTTCATCCTGTCCCGGCTGCACCGGCCCAAAGTAAGACAGAATCCTAAGCTTGTCCCCCTCTTTATACGTGTAGAAATCTTTATTTCCATCATAATTTACAGCGCCAAAGGCATTTGAGTAAGAAACCTTACTGTCGTTCTGAAGGTAGTTCAGGGAAACATATATGTTGCCGTTACCGTCGGGGTCGTCAGAATCGTACTGCACAAATGCTCCGCCAGCGGTGTACTGAATAAAGTCGGCTACGGTGCTGTTGCCCCCATACACCAACTGGTAGTGCCAAGCCCAAGAAGGCGGAGAAAAGTTACTTAGGTTGACTTGGACTTGAATGGGCCCCTTTTCTGGCAACACGTTGTAACCGGGAATATAAATGCTTCCAGCTGGGATTACATCACTAGATCTACCTCGTTCATCATAGAATACAACGCCAAAGTCGTGATTTGCCTTAGTCTTAAACGACTTATATGTCTGCTCTCCCCCAGCCGCAACAGGAGGAATCTGAACTGTCTCAAAGTCAAATACTTCTACGTGAGGGTGCAACTCTTCAAAGAAAGCGTCGTCATCAGCCAAGCCGCTGCCAGATGGGGAATCAGTAAAGTCGGAAAGTGAAATATTCGACGTATTACTGATAAGCGGCATATTGTTGTATGCCGCCCTGTATAATTCGAGACCCGCACCATAACCACCAAGATCAGACCACGGTGAGCAACCCATAACAATGGTTTGGAATGCCACACTAGACATAGATTGACCCGAAGCGGTGTCGCTTTTTTTACCGCCAGCACCAGCCTCTCCGTCAAGCAAGCTAAAGGCGTAATCAAAGTACAAGTCGTCTCTGTTAAAAATGTTTACATTGTGATTTAACAAAGAGTCTTGAGCATAGTTGTGAAAAGTGTTTATAAGTCTGCCGCCTTCAAACTGCAAGTACTGCAAATCGGGATTAATAAACTCATCGAGAACGTCTCCAACTCCTCCGCCAGCAAAAGCACCCTGAATTACACCGTTAAAATCATCGGTAAACGTAACCGTAGAACCCTCTGGAACAAGAAATCCCATCCATCGCCTTATGTTTTGAGCGATTATTGGTCCTTTCGTTTGAGCAATATATGCAGCATTTCCAAGAAGATTTGCGTCTGCAAACTGATATGAATTTAAAAGCCATGTTGCTTCGTCGTACTCCCACTCCTCTTGGGCTATGGCATACAGCTCTTCAGCATTGTTGTTAAACAACGACTGAAACTGAGACAGTGTCATGTTGCGGACCTGAAACTGAATGTGGTCTTGCGACATACACACCCAGCCCTGAAATGCAATGTTTCCGCCCGCCGTTGGATCTGGGATATAACTTTCAATACCTTCTCCCTCATAATCCAGAAGTACGTCTGGAACACATGTAAGTGTTTGAAAATCACCAAGATCAATGAGGTCCAAAGAAAAGAAAAGGTCATCGGGCCTTCCCGTATCTTGCACCGAGGGGTCTGGGTTTGGATTCTCAATAGCGTAGAAAGCACTAATGTCTCTCAGTCGGAACTCAGGGTTAGCCTTGTTTACAATAAAATATCCCATAGGGACGTTAAACTGAGCATTTTCGCTTGTAAAAAGACTATCCTGCTTACCTACAGCCACAATCAAGTCTGCTCTAGAGTCTGGAGAACCGTAAAGGTTGATCTTATCAAGATTGTTTAGCCCCAAGTCTATTACATAAGACGTAGTAGAAACAGAATTAATAATTGAGATAGGTGGCGTTGGGTCCTCAGCCACAGGATCAACACCGTCCACACGAGTGGCTGGACCCTTTAGCATATTCTTTATGGCGCTGGTAAGCTGCGCCTTTGACAAATCAGAGAGAGTAACAAATGACCCGCTAAAGGTCATGGGCTTACCCTGAATAATAAAGGGGTTGCCAGCATTTGTTCCATACGTTGCTTTTTGCCCCGCACTGTCGAAAGCCCCCTGATTGTCTCCAGCAAATAGGGTTCTCCATCTTGGAAATCCGGCCCCAGCCTCACCATCAAGAACACCATCGCCGTACGGGTTGAAGCATACCCCAGACTTTCTAGATCGAGTTATTCCGCTCCCATTGTCCTGAAGGGTAAACGTTGAGTTTTTACCAAAGTACTGAGAACCGTCGTTTAAAAAATCTGGCGAGACTTGCTGATCGGTAGCCTGAGCATGAACATCCTCGTCAAAATAGTTGGTTTCGTCTCTGAGATAATTATATCTTGTGCTTCCGTGATAACCAGTTCTTGATTCGTAAAAATGAAAGTGGTTATCTGGAGACAAAGAAATGTTGAAGATGATTTGTGTGTTTGCAGGGACGCCATCATCTGGAAGTTGTGAAGTTCCAAGTCTATAAGAGGCAACTCTGTTGTTGCACGTGCCAATCTTGCCGAGTGGATTGTTAGTGTTTCTAACCTGAGGCTCTAGCGTAAGGTTGAACGTGATAAAGTCTTGAGGCCTTTCAAGCGACTCATAGTTTATGACCGCATCAATGTTGGGTACATCAAATCCCTCAACGTAGTTTCCAAAAAACAACCTGTTGTTAGTAACCTCTTGGGCTTTGGCTTTTTTGGGTACTGAATCAAACTGCCTTCTAGATTCAGCCTCTGGCAAAATGGTAAGAACCTTATCGTTGTAAAAGTCAAACTGCAACGCAGACCCATCGTACTCAACTTCATCTACAACAAACCAAGAACCAGTATTGCCCTCCCTTACAAGAAGCTTAACCCTGTCGACCTCGCTGGACATTGAGTTTGGTGGGATCTGTACTGCCAAATAGTTTTCAGAGAAAAACGAAGCATTCGGTGCGGCGCCCTGATTTATATAAGCCCGAGGGACATAAAGTTTGGAATACGTGCTCAGGGCACTTACATCTCCAGACTTGTAAATGTTTTGGTATGCAAACTGAAAACCCCTTTTGCCCTTAAAGTTGCTTACAGTAAGCGACGGATCGTTTTGAAACGAAGCAACAGGGGGGTCAATAGGTGTTCTTGGGCACGTAGAGATAAAGTCAAGAAACCCAATGTTGTTAGAGTCAGAAAGAGACTGACCCTCTGAGGCTCTCAACACATCAAGCTTTCGTGGCTCGTTAATGTTATCCGTAAAGAAAATAACGGGCTTTACAGTAGCCGAACCAGATGAGTCAGACGGAATATATACTACAGAAGACTCAACGAAAGAATTAGAGTCAAACTTAAAGTACTTAGATGTAAGCAGTGCTTTTACTGCGTTGTCCTTCTTAGTGTATCTGTATATTCCCTGTTCAGAAGCATTGCTGCTAAAAACAAAGTAGTAAATGTCTTGGTTTCTTTCGTCCACACAGCTACCTATAACTCTGCCATTAGCTTCAAACTTAACTGACTCTTCGTTAGGAACGGCAGTATTGCCCTTGACAGGCTTAAGCACGCCGAAGTTTCCGCTTGGGGCGTCAATACCGCTATTAGAGCTGAAGTCATCGTAGTTGTCGTCAATGGTTACATTGACAGCATCAATCATCTCGTCTTTTCCTCTAACTCTGGCGTCTTTGCTTGAGTTGAGCTTTCTTGGAAATACCTTATCAATCATTAGTACTTAGGTGCCTGCTTGAAGTTCTTTCTAATCGTTCTCAATGCCTCATCTCTAGTGAAGTTTCCGAGGCGAGCTTTAGCCTTGCGACGCTCGTTGTAATACTCAGAGCGAGCTCTCATTTTTTCGTTTGCAGGTACCGTTGACTTTCTTTCACATAGCTTGTAGTACATATAAGCACGAAGAGCTTCTTCGGCATATACGTGAATTAGTGGGTTGGAGCTTCTTGCCTCATCAGCTATGTACTCGATCACCACCTCTGTTATGTCGCTCGACGTGTCAAGCTCTATGCGGTTTTGATCCAAGTTGATGCGGTACTCCCCCATTCCGTGACCACCGCCAATTCCATACAAACCTCCGAGCGTGTTCTCGTAGATGTAGTTTCTAAACACGTATGACTCAAATGGATCGTCACTACTCAGCACATCAGCTCCAGTAGTAGAGGTCTTGTCGTCCTCTCTGTTTTCTACTTCGTTCTGAGTCAAGTACATGGGACCATCCTTGTCGTCAACAGGAGTAGTAGTGCCAGACACTTTACGAGAGTAGTTGATGTTCTTGTTTTGATTCAAGACATAAACTGTTCCGTCAGCCCCAACGATTCCAATCTTAACAAGGTCTACGTAATCAGACGGGAGGTTGATTGTGTTGTTGGAATTAATAGTTCTTTTTAGCGACTTAATTCGTGCAGTCACATCAAATCCAAACTCGCGTATACCGCGAAGAGCTACATTGCGAAGCATAGCATCATTGACATTTGAGATGTGATCATCCACATCCATAGTGAGCACAAAATCATCCATCACCTGCCGCAAGGTGACGTAGTTCATCCCGTTATCCGATACGTCTGTAAATGCCATGTTTTATACTTGTGGTGCTGCCCCGTACTGTGTCAAGAAGGTGTCTCTTAGAGAGATACCTATCATCTTGCAAATCTCGCTAACCACCTCTCCGTAGAACTCATAAGGAAGATCGAAGGCCCTGCAGTTTGATGCGTTAGGGACAGTAATCCCACCAGAGATGGCTGATGCAGCGTAAAACGGTTGTCTTCTTTGGTCAATAGCCCCCTGATCGATGTTACGGACTCTTACCTCGTACCTAGAAGCAGGATTTCTGTAATAGTTAACATGAACATCTCCTGTAGAAGAATCAGGAAAAATCTCAATTCTATCTGAAATAAGAGCTATGGGAAAATCATCAGTGGGTGCGGAAAGATTGCTGTTCATAATCCTAGACATTTTCTCCGTGTTGTAAACCAAGTCAACGCTTATGTCGGCATCGGTAAAAATGGAGATAATTCTATTGCAGTTTTGAGGCTTTAAGTAAACCTTAGAATTGCCGTGAAGCGAGGTTTCGCTGATGATACTAAGTTTATCTGTTGCAACATAGTCGGACAAGTAATTCTTGGCCCTGAGGTAAACAGAGTCTTCTCCGCCTAAATCAACCCCGCTTCTTCTGAGTGCTTTTGCCTGAGTTGCGTAATCGTAGATCTTGGTGAAGATGTTAGACTGAACTGCAGGAAGCAGAGAGTTAAACATCTCAGGAGTAACAAACCCCTTCTGATCTTTATTCGCAATATCGCGCACTGTATTATATACTTGTATTACGCTTATCATATGGCAAATATACAAAAAGAAAAGAGGCCCCGAAGGGCCTCTATTTAAAGAGATGAAAGCTCCTCTTCTAGCTTAGATAGAACAGAAGATCCTTTTTCCGTTAGAAGAAATCTCACAAGTGTATCGGTGGCATCCATTCCCACTGGGTTTGAAACAATAAGAGCATTGGTGTCAAACCAATAAGCACCACTGTTTTTGATCGAAATGATTTGATAGTTTTCGGCCTGAACCGCAATGGCTCTTGTTCTTACAGAGGGGTTGTCAAATGACTCAATAAACGCTGAGGGGTTTTCTTTTGCCCTCAAAAGAAGCTCGTATCGAACCTCACTGAAATCTCTTGATACGTTAAGACCGTAGTAAATAGCAACAGGAAGCAGTTCGTTAATGCTCTTGTTTTTTACCATTTGAACGGCATCAGAAACCAAAAATTCTTTTTCAGCCCCCTCTGAAGAAGACCTCTTAGAATCCACCTTTTCAAAAACATAACCTCCGTTTTTTGAGTTTTGAGGGTGATTGTCAAGGTAGTTGATCAAGTTGGGCTTAGTCTTCGGGACAACAAGAAGCTTGTCGTAAAAAATAACTGGCTCGGCTTTTGGATTTTCTGATTGCTCATCCACATATATTGAAGGCTCAGCAGGGCAATACCGAATAGATCGCACATTGCCTGACTCCTCATCAAATACAGTTACTGATTTTGTTGGAAGCATGTATGCAACCCCTCCACCTTTTTTGATTCTGTATACTGAATCTTTTGGGGCTTCAAATTTTGGTTGCTTAAACTGAATAGTTGTTTTTTTTGATTCCATGGATTGTTCAGGAACCTTGTTGTCTTGGGACTTTTTAGGGCGTCCCGGCGCCCGGCGTGTTTGTTGTGCCATAATAAATGTAATTAAAGGTTGTATAGGTCGTATAGGTCTTTTGCGAGCTTCTTTGAAGCAACGCTTCCGATGTCTCTAGAGATAACTCCAAAACGTCCAAGGCTACCCTTAAACGAATTGATTTTGTCCGCACCAGCAGAGGCAATCTGAACAATATTTAAAACTCCAGCAGTTTCTTCGTTTTCGGCTACAACAGACAAGACGCTCTTATTGACATCTGAAACCTTGGCTTTAATAGATGCAATGAGCTCACCAGTGTAGTTGTAGGCGGATATGTTGTTTGACTTGTCTCTTCTAATAACAATTACTGTTGGTAGCTCTTCGTCGTAATCAACAGAAACTGGTGTTGAAGCTGGGAGTCCAACACGCCCCTCGTGACGCACGCCAAAAATGTTTTTAGAAACGGGCTGTCTCCCCACATATTCTGCAGTAGCATTAAACCCCACCGTCTCTCCGCTAGCGCTTCCATACATGCTGCCAGTGCTGCCATCACTGCCAGAAATTCCAGAAGTAAAAACAACATAGATTGTATAGTCATCCTTTATCGTAAGAGCGGACGATAGAACAGCGTAGCTGTCAATGTTAAACGCGACGGTATTTACGTTAAAGCCATTCGTTGAGCCTCCAGTGTATTCTGAAATGGTTCCAACAGAAGATGCAACGTCAACATCATACGTTGCTCCACCAGTTCCAGCATTAGCCCAAGAAGCTAAAACTCCAAGTGAATAAGTAGCATCTCTACAATCGAGATCAACGATTGGTTTGTTAGCTGTTGCGCCGAAGTCAATGTCATTGACAACATTGGCTGCTGATGGGGTAAACCCGTTGTCTGTAACAATGCTTGTATTGCCAGTAACTCTGTTTATTGGATTCTCTTTAACAAAAGCTTTTATCTCGTTTTGAGCTTCGGCATAAGAGGAAGATGCCGTTGCATCAAACATAATATATGGATTACCTTTTTCTAGCCCGCTAAAAGTTGAAATCCTTTCTATTAGGCTTACCTCCTTCCCCTCGTCACAAGCCACTGTTACAAAAGACTTTTGAAAGGACTCACCAGTAGTGAGATTGCTTTCTTCGTATATAGATACGTTGTTGAAGTAGATGTTTACCTCCCCCAAAGAAGCAGTCATATGCGATATGCTGCTTACTGGCACAGAGATAACCTCTATGTCTGTTCCATCATCTGAGACACTGGCTCCAGAAGCCGTGATGTCCTTCAATTTAAATATGATGAATTTATTCATAGTTCAAAGGTAGTAAAGGAGAGGGGAGCCATTCTCCCCCCTCAGTTACCCATCAGTTATCACGAGATAGCTACGCCACCTCCCGCTGAAATCAAAACCCACTTAGAGCTGTTCCAAACAAGAGATACGCAGTCGTCATTCGCCTCCAAATCAATGTCGCTAAATGAAGCGTCCAAGGGACTTGTAACGGCAATGTTTGCGTCGTTGCCAGCGGAGATGTTAAGCAAAGAAATAAGCTGACCCGGAATGGTTCCGTCAGGAAGCGTAAAGGCCACATCTGTAGAGCCGGGATTAAGCTTTACAAAGCTAGTATCCACAGGAATAGTTCCAGATGTAGACGTTTTAGCGTCCGCTTCAAGAATCAGGGGAAACACGTGTTTTGTAGTTGCCATAATTCAAAAGATTATGAAGATCAGAGCGAGAGCCCGAAGGCCCTCACTCTTTACTTCAGGTTAAAAATTAGGCTCCCTTAATGATTACGTGCTGGTTTGCAGCGCGAGTAATCAAAGCGCACTCAGAACGGTAGTGGAAGGTTGCCTTGTCAGCGCCATCAGTTCTGTAGCCAAGAACTCCACCACCAGTTACCCAGTGCTCAAGCTCACGGCTGTAACCGTTAGCAGACTTGTAGTTCAACTCAAGAGCTGGTGCTCTGTTTCCAGAAACAGGGTCAGCAACTTGGCTCATTGGAACCATAGCCCCGTGGTATGCAGTACCTGCACCCAACAAGGTAGGATCATTCAAGAGCTTCCAGTCGTGCTTGTGGAAGGTGTAGCCACCGCGAGTAAAGCTCTTAAAGCCCAACTGAACAGCCATGTCAGCGTCGTTGTTAAACGCACCGAACTGACCAGCCAAGCCAGCAGTCAACTGCGTAGCAACACCGGCAGCAAGCATATCGTCGATGTCCAAAGACTGCTGTCTGTTGACGTACATAGCGTACTCAGCAGGAGCACCCTGTTTGTCCATCAACTTGATGACTGCATCAAACTCAGCGAGAGAGTTCAAGCCGTCAGCAGTAGCTCCGGAAACAACAATACCTCTGTTGTTAACTGCAGAGAAGTAACCCTCCGTACCAGTGATACCTTCATTAGCGGCTCCTTGGAAAGCAGACGCAGTCTTTTCTCCGAACAAGAGAGTCATTTCTCTCAAGTCTTCGAAACGCTTACGAGCTTCCATCTCGCCCTTGATGAACCAACGGTAGTCACCGTTACCAACATTTACGTAGCCGATGTTGGTTGCTTGTGAACCGTTGACTTCGTACTTGTTCTTAACGATAGCGAAGGTTTGAGTGTGACGCTGTACGTCTGGCTCATAGAAGCTGCCGGGCTCTGCACTACCCTGAGCGTACATGTTACCCACGATGGCGAGGTTATCAGAAGCAGTAAAAGTGCGAGCTGGTGCGTCGCCGTCCAACGTCTCCATGATGAACTGCCCTGCAGAAGCCGTAGTAGCGCCACCTCCGATCTTACCGAGAGAGTTGGTGTCAGTTACGAGGAAGACATCACCTGAGATAACGTCCATAACGAGGTCGTTAGGAGCAACAACCTTGTCGGCGCCCGCAGCACCCATATCAACCGTAATGGTTGCGGTGGATCCGTTTGAAACAGTTGAAATATCAGAGCCAGAAATGAGCTTGTGGCGGCGGCCTTCTTCGAAGTAGTATACCTCGTCAGAAGTACCGACATTGTTTGTTGCGCCCGTCAACTTCAAGAAGCCAGTGATACCCTGATCACCGAATCTTTCAATCAAAAGGTCGCGGGCATCTGGCTTGGCGTAATCGTCAAGCAAGGTGCCAATAGAGACATACTTGTCTGGGCTTGTCAAAAATTTGGGAGACCTTTCGTTAAGGCCAGACCCCTGTGCTGCTGTAGACATATCTTTTAGATTTTAAATGTCATACCTCTGTTGCCTCCCATAATTTGTTTTAGCTGGTCGACAACAGGGTCAGATGTGTTGTTAAGATTATTTTGTTGTGGGGTGCTAGCTTGCACATTGGCCGCCTTCTCAACCAAGCCTCGCTGACCATCGCTCAAGCCCTGTCTGTAGATAGACTGAGCAATGTGATCGATGTTGTCAATCAAAGCACGGTGTGAAGAGAGCGTGTCAATATCCCAGCTACCATCATCCCGAATGTAAGGATCGAAGTACTCGTCGAGACGAGCATTCTTAGCCTTGAGTTGTGACTTGTAGTTATCTTCCAACCCGAACGTAAAGGTCTTATCGGGGCCGAGATCGAACTCCAGTCCAGTCAAAGAATCTACCTCGCGGCTCATGTTGGCGATCCACTCTTCGTCAACGATAGACTGTGGCTCTTGATTTTGTTGTTGAGGTTCTGGGGCGCGGTAGGTCTCTCTCAGATCCGTAATGCGCTTGCGAGACTCAGCAGCATCAATCTTAAGCTGCAGTTGTGAAAGTTGAATCTCTTCGTCCGTGTGAACGTCGGGATTCAGTTTGTATTTGCTCTGCATAAGAAGGTCAATCTCCTGTCCGCTAAGATCCTTGTACTCCGTAGCCATGCTCACGCGAACCGCCATAACGTCATCCATCTCGGTTGGGTTAAGCGATTGGTATGTGAACCAGTCTTGTGGAGAACGTCCAGTCTCTTGAACGAACTTGGCGATAGCTTCGACTCTCTCGTCGAGCGGTGATGCAGGCTCCGTTACAGGTGACAAGTCTTCAAGGGAAGTGATTTGACGTCCGAGCTTCTCGCTCAGAAAGTTCATCACAGCCCCCTCAATTTCTTGAGTGCTGTATTCTGTAGCCTGCGTTTCTTGCACCTGATTTTCAGGTGCGGGTTCAAACGTTTCTTGTGTTGGTTGTGCAGGAGCAGCCTCAGGGTCAACATACTGACTCTCTTGAAGAGGAGCCTCTTGAGTTTCTACTGGTTCTGACTCTTGCACAGGCGCTTCTTGAACAGGGGCTTCAGACTTATTCATACTAGCCTGAAGAGCCTCTGCTGATTCAAAAATTTCGAACGTGCCGCCTTCTGTTGGATTATTATCCTCCATTTAATTTAAATTATTGATTTGTATTCTTATCCTATATAAGCAATGACGGAGCCTGAGCTCAAGTCAATTTCAGTCCACCTTCCGTAAACCGTAATGCCTTTTGGAAACGTAACGGAGCTTGTGATTTGCTTACCACCACTTCCTTCTGCTGCAGTTTCTGAGCCAGCAGCAAGATCTCCAGCTGCATCTGCAGAGTTGAAATGCTTTGTAGGTACTTCTGCCAAAAGGCCTGTACTTGAGTCAAATGTAGTGTCAGATAGCATAGTGATCGCAACAAAAACCATACCTGTCGGAGGCTTGATTGCATCACTAGACGAGGTTGTGTATACGGCACCAAGCTGACCGAAGGCAACCTGATTTGCTGTAGCTGTATTTGAAATGTTTGCCATGATCTAATTATGAAAGGGTTACTGCTGAGCTATCCAAACCAAACACTGCATACTCAATCATCTGATCGACATCAGTGCCGTAAGCTTTGAGTGTCTGATCATTTTGAACTGGAAGCAAAGCAAATTCCCCACCACCAAGCTTCATGATTTTAGGGTTGTCCGATGCGGTAACAGCATAAACGTAAACATATTTTTCTTTCTCTTGTGTGAGATTTCTAATATATACGTATGCGTTTTCCAACTTGTCGCTAGCCTTGTATACTGTCGCAGCGGTTGCGCCTATAGCCGTACCAAGAACTTTAACGCGCTGGACACTTCCCGAGTCAGCACGAACAACCATGTTCACCCCAATGTTTACTGGGGTTGGCATGACAGTGGTGGTAGAGAGACTAAGTGTAGCTCTTACCGTAGCCATTACGTGTGGTAGATTGCCATGTACTCCAAAGTCATTGCAGTAGCAACGCTTGGGGTAATGGTGATATCAGTATCTGCGGCTGCGCTATAAGGGATAAACATCCAGTCTCCTGCATACAATCTGCCGAGCTCCTGAGCATTAGCATCTCCAATGCCGTCACCCAACTTAATGGTGAAGTACTCCGAAGTGGTAGTGCTTGGGTTTCTCAAGTAGATCTTGTGACCGGGGTCACTGGGAGATCCGAAAGTTGTTTCGTCAAAGAGAACCACCTCAGAAGCTGCGGTATAGATTCGTCTATTGACACCAGTGGTCTGGTCCAAGCCAGTCACACTGTTACCCTTAGTAAGCGTGGATGTTGAGGCAAGAGACAAGGAGTCCCCCGTCAAGTCCCCGCTGGAAAGCGTAATGGATGCTGTTGTAGTAGGCATTATTTATTTTGTTGTGTTTGGTTTTTGCAAATATATCACTTTTTTGCTTTCTTCTTGCCACGAGCAATGCGTCTGGCTTCAGCCTTTCCAAATGCGGACTTAACTCTTGCCGCCGCCCAAGCATGCTGAGATACTTTCGGTCTATTTCCAGAACTCATATATGCGGCAAGTCCCCTGTCATACACTTCTTTTTCCGCAGCAGACAGACCCGACCTAAAGCCCCCCCCTTTTTCATACTTTTTGCTTGGCCCCAAGATAGACTTGACATTCTTGCTTCTTTGAGGAACGGGCTTAGCTCCTTTTTTGGGTTTGCCATAGTCCTTTTTATCTGGCTCCGCAAACTGAGGAATTGGCTTTGAGGTTGACGCAGATAGTCCCTTTAGAAAAATGCGAACCTTATTTGATGGGTTATTTTTACTTGCCTTCATAGTTTGTCTCTTTGTGCCATGAGCTTTTTTAGTCTTGCAGCCACAGCAGGCGGGAACCCATTTTTCTCTCGCTTGTCCTTGGTGCCACGGTACTTTTTGTAGATGTTAGAGATCTCAGTCATCAACCTCTTTCTTTCAGAAACATTGCTGGACCCAGAGGTGTACTTTTTATTAAACTTCATCTTACCTCCCTTAGACATATCTGCCGGAGAGGAGTCAATAGATCTTCTAATATAATTGCCTTCTGAGTCCATTGTAAGCTTGGACTTTAGTCCTGATTGGTTTCCACCCTTGGCATCATACATTTTGTCAACTGCCTGCCTGCTTTTACTTTTAGCATAAAACGCAGGGCCAGTTGAATAATCAACGTTTGACTGTCTCTTTATTTTTTTTACTTTAGGCATGACTTACGATTTTGAACTTAGCTTTAGCGACGACCTTATCATGAGGCTTGTAGTCTCCCTTCATCAGAAAGTACCTGCCCCCTTCTTGCATCCAGTGGTATCCTTTAGGCGGATCAATCTCCATAGACTTCTGAGAAATCTTAAGCTTACCGCCCTTGTTGTACTTCACAGTATTCATCACCACTTCACCTTGTTGGCCCAGTAAGCTGCGCTCATCTTACCCTTGGCAATGTTCTTTGCATGACGAGCCTTGAATGAAGCTCGCTTCTTTTTCATTTTATCGCCCTCACCAGCTTTTGGCTTCCCAGCAGTCTTAGCCCCCTGCTCACCAAATCTTATGGTCTTAATCTTATCGCCGACTTTAGCCACAACAATGTGAGACTTTTTGGGGTGGCTGGGTGTTCTTTTAGGTTTGTTAAACCCAGACACACCAGCTCTTTCCAATCGAGGATCTTTTTTAGACTTCATAATGCAAATATAATTACTCTGGTTTTACCCCGTACTCTCCAGCCTGAAGGTGATAAGTTGTTTGTCCAGAGCCAGTCAGGTATGTGAAACACATAGTCTCACCTTCTGGGATTTCTAGCGTTTCGTAGGTGGCCACGTATGTCCCGTCCTCTTGTAAGCACTCCTCTAAAGTCTGCTCATTAAAAGACCATCCCATATTGGGGCAGTTAGCATCTGTCCACGATTGGAGCAAGTCGTCTTCCGATTGTATCGTTACTGAGTACTTCATTAGCTTACACTTAAGAGAAGAACCGTATTGGATGTGCCAGCTGTTCTAACAGACAGCGAGTTCACCGTTGACCCAGAAGGGAAGTTGTAAAGAGTGTTTGCGTTAACGCCGCTCAAGCTTGAGGTAGGTGAGTTCCAGCTGCCGCTACTTGGAGACCCCCATAGGCTTATCACTCCGTTTTTCTTAAAGCACCGAGCCGAAGCTTGTTGTGACCCATATCCGTGATTTATAGTGTCGTCGAAAACGTCCCAGTCAGTATCTGTTCCATACTGACTTAACGTGTAATATGAACTCGACGCCCCTTGAAATCCAAACGTGTTTCCACAAGTGTATAGTCCAACAGATCCAGCGGTTCCCTTTCTGAAAGCAGAGTCGTAGTTCCCAGAGATGACCTGCTGCCAATCTGTATCCGTGCCTATCTGAACGACGTATGTCTGGCTACTTCCATTAGAGATAGAAGCTTCTTCGTTGGCGGGAAACATTGAGTCTGCTCTACCAAACATGAACAATTCGCCACTAGAGTTTATTACCATACAACCATCGCTAGCTCCAGCAATCTTAAACGAACCAGCACTGTAGTTTAGATTCTCACTCCAGTCTGTAGAAGCGGCGCTTTTAACTCTAGTAAAAGATAGGGTATTGCCAGATGTGGTTCCCTGTCCTGTCCCTCCGTAGTTATTCCTTCCTGTTGCGTACAGATAGGTATCCGTTGAACCACCCTTCAAGGCATAAGAAGTATATCTGGTGCCAGCAATGTCCTTCCAGTCTGTGTCGCTCCCCACCTGAGTCCAGCTAGTTTGAGTCGTTTGGTTTCCTAATCCGAGCTGTCCGTAAAAGTTATACCCCACACACCAGAGGGTTCCGTCTGTCTTAAGGGCCATTGCCCAACTAGAAAAGGTTCCGTTACCGCAAGCGATAACCTTAGCCACGTTTGTCAAAACGATTTCGAAGTCAGTGTGAACCGTATTGCCCCACGATTGGCTTGAACCAGCAGACTTGTGATATAGATTGTTACTAGAGTCGATCCCAAAAATGTGAGAGTCGTTTTGAATTATTTTGGTGAATTCAATCGTTGACATCTCATAGGCGTAAGTTGGGATATCGCTGAAGAACGTGCTCCAGTCAAATGGAAAGCTAGCAAGCGAAAGTCCTCCGTAAGTGATTGTCCCAGTTGACGGATAGGTCAGCACGTGAGCCTCGCCACCACCGCCTCCAGTACCGAGACCAGAGATGTTGTCAATGTTTGCTGTATCAACTCCGATAATCTTACTCATATCTCAAGCCAAGTGTTGTCAGGATTAAAATAAATCTGCGCATTGGTGGCATTGATTACGTATCCAACGACACGAACTATATCTCCAGTAGCTGAAGGAGCGGTTGTTGTGACCTCGCCCCCTGTCGTGGACAGATATAGAACGTCGCCTTTAGAAGCCCCACTAAAGCCAGTGTTAGACCCAAGCTTTACAGCACCCTCAAGGACTACCTCGTTGGCGCTTCCCGCATCAGTGGCTACAACCAAAAGTCCAGCGCCTGTACTCGCAGCGTCAGCATCGGCAAGGGTCCACGAAGAAGCCCCAAGTATGTAAAGAGCGCCAGCAGTAATTGCTCCCGAAGTAAAGAACCCTCTACCCAGTCTAGCCCCTTCTGAGAAGTATCCGTTTGCTGGAGAGACTGGGAATCTGGCGTTTACATATATCTGCTCAGCTCTTACTTCACCAGACACCGTAAGTGTCGTTCCATCAAAAGTTAGGTTTGCTTCACCATCCAACTCTGTGGTTGTCGCACCAATAGTAGTGAGTCTATTTTCTGCCTGATTGTTAAGAGCTGTGATTGTTCCGCCACCTCCTCCTGACGCACTGAGAGTGTCACCCGTCATAGTAAGGTTAGTTCCAATCGTAGCGTAAGTAAGCTTGCCCTCAGAGTCGTCCCAGAAGACAAGCTTGTCAGCCCCTGCATCTTGAGAACCCAGAATTTGCCCTGCGTTCATTCGCAGGACGTCGGTCGCGTTGGCGTTAATTGAAACGTCCGTACTGTTGTCAGTCCCAACGGGATCGAAATCAACGCCTGATGCTGGAAGGGCAACCCAACCAACAACACCGCTTCCGTTAGTCTGAAGAACGTAGTTGGCTGTTCCGTCAGCGGCTGGCAACGTGTATGGGTTTACACCGTCGTCAACTTTAATTTGGCCGCTAACATGCAGAGCTGTATCAGGTGAAGTTTCTCCAATACCAACATTACCACTCGCACGGAGTGTCATAGAAGGCGTGATACCAGTAGCGCCTGTAAAGAACTGCAAAGCGCCTTTGTTATCAGCACCATCGCGTCGAGTATAAATCCTTGCTACGTAGTTGGCGCCAGAAACGGTATTGTCGTTAAGGTTGAAAACAATCCCACCGCCAAAGCCGTCAGTCATGTTACCAGACGACGTAGTAGTAAGAAGCATTGCAGACGCAATACCTGTAGTGCCATTGAAACTCCCACCAGTGATGGCAGTAGCGCGATCAAAACCAAGTACTGGGAAGTTGGCACTGGCGGCCTGAAGCTGCCCCTGAATATCCACAATACCAGTACCGTCAGGTGCAAGCGTGATGTCTCCGCTAGAGACAGACACAATGCTCTGACCGTTTACGTCAAGGTCACCTCCAAGCTGAGGAGTGGTGTCGTCAACTAGGTCTCCAGAAGGAATCGTAGGCGTGTTCGCAATATCAGTGTTGTAGTCAACTTGATTTAAAAGTAGCGTCTGACCACTAATCCTAATGTAGTCGTAAATGCCAGCAAGCGTGACGTCAGTACTGTTGTCTGTACCAACGGGATCGAAGTCTACGCCTGAAGTAGGAATCGTAGGTGTGTTGGATACATCCGTAGTGTAATCTACTTGACCCAACGTGATTTCCTGACCAGCAAGCGTGAGGTAGTTGTAAGCGCCAGCGAGTGTAACGTCTGTACTGTTGTCGGTGCCAACGGGATCAAAGTCAACGCCTGACACTGGGATAGAAGGTGTACCGCTTAGGTCAGAGTATGCTCCGCTAGTAGCTACATCAGCCAGAGTGGTAGGTGTAGCAACACCACTTGCATTACCAATCCATGCCTGACCGTCGGGGATGTTGGGGACGTCGTTAGCCCTTCCAGCACCCATGATGATGCCAGAGATCTTGTTGCCACTTACGTTTACCTTGATGATAACGCCGAGGTTCTGAATGGCGTTTGTACCAGTAGGCTTGGTTGTTGTCCAGCCCCCAGAAGCTCCAAGGTATACCGTCTGGCCCTCCGTGTAGATAGAGGCGTTAGGAACGTCTACGTTGTTGATGAACCCCAGCGCAATACCCTTACCCTCGCCTTCGTCAGCAAGATCTTCGTCAAGTACGAAGTGGGCTGGGTAGTTAGTAGCCGCATCCGCCGCAATAACCTCAGCAAGGTTGCCTACGCTGCCAGTGACATGAACAGGCGTTCCCTTATACAGTGGTCCTCCAGATACGTTCTTTACGTTTTCTGCGATGGTCTGAGGGTAAGCAAAGGAAACGGTTCCAGCACCGTCAGTCATAAGAACTTGCCTGTCAGTTCCGTCGGCAGCTGGGAGTGTGTAAGCACTCCACTTCGTGTCGTAATCTGTAGCGCTGTTCTTTTGGATAAACTGATTCTCAGAACCACCAGCAATCAGCCCCTCCCCGTCTGCACCAGCTGGGCCCGTCTCGCCTTGTATGCCCTGAGGTCCAGTCTCACCTGTGTCACCCTTAGGCCCTTTTTCAGTAACTGATACAGACGTTGCAGCGGCGCTAACAACGTCTACCGATGTAGCTGCGGATACTTCTACATCAATATTTGGGGCTGAACCTACCGTTATTGAAATATCGCTCATTATCTAGCACTACTTTCAATGGCCTCAGAAATATCTTCGTTTACAGTAAAGTTGCCGTACAATACGGTTTTGTGAGTATCAAGGCCGCCTGTTGTATTTGGCTTAATATACTGAATGTCATAAACGTATTTGCCAGACGGCACCCCCCTCATAACTTTTGCTGAAGCCTCAATAGTTGCATTGCCGCTGTCATCAACAACAACTGGTTCAAAATTACTTTCTGCACCAGCCCTATCAACAGCCTTATCTCCGATGTCTTGAGTTCCAAGAACAAGGCCGCCCTTTCCGCTTGCTGTTCGAACACGATTGTCAACCTGCTGTCTAACCTGAACGATAAATCTGTAGTTGTCAGTTGCCAGAGGAAGAGCCGTTCCAGCAGAATCCTTAAGAGTTATAGTGAGAGAAAAAGTATCACCTCTTTTGCAGGTGATGTCCATCTTTGACGACTCGTCAAGATTTACTTTACTGGTTGCCATTATTGAAACATGTTCATGATTGATTGACCCAATTCTTCTTTAAGCTCACCCCTCTGGCCTTTGCGCTGAGAGATAAGTTGAGACTGCTTTGTTGCTTGCTTGTCAACGCGCTCGTCCTTTCTGTCTTCTTTAAGAACTTCCAACTTCTCTTTAAACTCTTGCTCTTCAGTTCTAAATCCGAGAGTAGCTTGAGCTCTGATAAGTTCGATTTGCTTTCTCATTTCGTGTTCAACTTGCATCTTCTGCATCTCAAGCTGGTGCTCCATCTGCATCTTCTGTGCATCGAGCTGAGCTTGCATCTGCATCTCCTGCTGCTTGGCCTGCGACGCAGCCATAGCTGACTGCTGAGCCACTTGAGCCTGCATCTGAGAATTTTGTTGAGCCTGCTCCTGCAACTTCTTCATGCGCTTGTTGCGTCTAACAATAAGCAGTCTTTCTGCTTGATTGATATCCTTCATGTTGCGAACAGCAATGGCGTCTTCAAGATCAATCTCTTTTTGAGATATAGCCATCTGAACGTTCTGTTCGAGGTACATACGATCCTTGTCCTCCATGTCTTTCACCACCTGTACTCCAAAGTTGTACATGGGCAGGTCGCCAAAGCTGCTAAGAACTTTCATGTTGGATTCACCAATAGCGTTCATATAAGCGCTATAGATGGGGGTGCCTTGTGGCAAAATCTGCAAACACTTGACGATATCCTCACAAACCTTTTTGTAAAGAACCATCGCAGCATTAGTGATATCGTAGATAGCATTATTGCCAGCCGCAATAGCATTCTGCTGAACGCCAACAAGCGTATCACCCTTGGGTGTCGATGCGTCCATCATCTCGTTAATGCCTGTGACATCACGGATCATTCGCAAATAATGGTTGTACAGACTAACCAATTCGTTGATGTTTCGAATGTGGTTGTCAATGGTACGAACAGGCGGATTTTGGAATCCACCTTCTGGGTTCTTACTCCTGTAATAGAATACACCAGTTTGCTCGTAAATATCATGCAGCTCCAGCGGTTGTAGCTCACCACCCTTACCGAGCTGTACGTTCTCCAACCCCTCGATGTCGATGATCAAACCGTCAGGCTTAGCCTTAGCCAAGGCCTGCTGAAGCTTGAGGTGTGTTATCTGCAGCATGTCTGCAAACCCTACACAACCATCGATAAGCGACTTGGGAATCATACGTCTGATATTCGTCGAGATCGCCGAATAAGACATACGAGCTTTAGAAATATCGTGAATGTTTTTAGGGACGTTGCTCTTCATCCCATAATCAAAGAGCTTGTCGCAACCCAAGATATAGCTACCACCATAAACGGTTTGGATTTCCAGTTTGTGTGGTTTGCGAGAAAACACAGAGTTTTTCTTCTCTTTGTACGAGAACCCCTCGTAGAAAAATCCTTTGTTGCCGTACTTGTTTTCCTTCTCCTCAAAGTAGATGGAGTCAGTGGAGATGAATTCAAAGTCAAGGATATCAACCATAAAGTCATCGTAACCATATGCGGTTCGGTTGGTAACCTTGTCGTATTGAGTGTCGTAAACCTTACTCTTGTCGTATCCCGACTTTTCAGCTACAGTTTTTGCAATCCTCTGGTATTCCTCGTCGGAGAATTTGTCTCCAGCCAAACGCTTAAGTTCGGAAATGCTCACACGCTTGATATGACCCGCATACTGCAAGTCGTTCATGCCGGGATCTTCCGTGTAGCTATGGATAAAGTTAATGGGATCCACGTACTCTTCGCGAATCCCATAGCTTGGATCGTTGCTTCTCTTGACGACGCCCATCCCCAAAGAGACGAGGTCATTAACGACTCTTCTAAAGATGCCGTCGTTAAAGTTGCTCCAAGAGAGTGTGAGGTTTGTTCCTATCTGAGCAGCAATCTCTGCGTCAGTCTTGACGTTAGTCTCCAAAAAGATTTCAGCCTCCTCCATAGTCTCCGGCAAAGCCTCTGGGTCTTCACCGAGAACCAACCCGCCAGTCATCTCCTTAAGCTTTAAAAGCTCCTCTCGGAGCATAACCTGATTTTTTATTCTATTCTTCTCCTGTTGTTTCTCTGAAGAAGAGAGTGGATCAATCGCCTCAAGGTTCGGATATGGATCTCTTGACAGAATCTTATTGGCGACGATCTTTGCAAACTTAGGGAGGATTGGAACTGGTGTGTAATCAAGGTTTACCAAACTGCCATCAGCATTGTTTGGATCGAGGTTAGTAAGGATCTGCTTGTAGATCGTCGTGTCTTGCGTACCGTTGGCGTACTCCCTGTTACGCTCGAACGTTTTGTTTCTCTGACGAATCAATGAGTTTTGATTCGAGAGACTTCCCCATTGGCTCTCGATGGCCTTAGCGTAACTAGTGCCGTAACCTTCAGAAGACTTTTCTTGTTGAGAAGCTAGTGGATCTGGAAAGTTACTAGACTTCTTGTTACCGTATGATTGCATTACTGTAGGCGCATTTTGTGCAAATATAATAAATTAGCCGATGGGCTTATATCGCCTAAAGAACTTAGACTCAGCAAAGCTAGACTCTTTATTTTTCTGTTTAACCTTTTGGGCTGCAAGCAAGCACAAACCAGAGCTAATAGAAAGGTCATACTTTGTTCGATTGTCTATCTTAAATCCTATCCAATCCTCTAGGGTTCTGTTGAAATACATCTTGCCGTACTCACCACTGTCTCTGTCAATACCTACATGGTCGTGTATGTATGCCTCTATAGCATGAGCATGAGCTTGAATAACATCCTGAGAGTTTGACGGGATACCCTTTGTCTTTACGTTTACCTTAGCGTTTGGTGCAGAAAGGTGTGCTGGCCTATTCATTAGATACCCATCATAACCTCTTGATTCAAAGTATCTTGCAATGCCGTACTTGTTGTTCTCAATCAGTATTGGATACCCATAAAATACAGCAGCCATAAGAACGTCTTCGTAGAATATCTTAGCTAAAGGCGGACGGGACGCATACTCCAAAACAAACATGTTCGATGGGTGCTCCATGTGAAACTTGTTGTACAGGTGTAGCGCTCCCTTAGACCCCCGTCCATCGACGGTGGCATCAAGGTCATAAGAGTCAACCCCGCCTACCCCCAGCTCTGCATTCGGTGCTACGCGCTTATTGCGCTCGTATTTCTTTTGGTTGCGTAGTTCAGTTGGTGGCATCCACGCCACGCGAAACCTACCCTTTGGGTCGGGCTTAAAAACAACCTCTGTGTCCTTCTCCCCGTCCTTCCATATGAAGTTTCCAACTACGATAGGGTTGGGGAACAGCTCATCATTGTATTGTATCTGTTCGTAGATCTTTCCGATATTAAAAAGACTACCCTCAATACTATCCCTAAAGGCTTCGTCCTCGGTAAATGGGAACTGCCTTATAACCTCGTTTAGTTCTGACGGGTCTTGCTTGAGGCTTTCTCTTTCGTTTTTAAGGTACGTCTTAGCCCCTTGAAAAATGCTATCACCATCAAGACCATCGAGAACCTTAGGAGGATCTTCAACGACTGGATGTCCGTGGGCGTCAAAAAATCCCTCAAGAGAATCATAAGCAGGAATAAAGAGTCTATATAGACCGCTTCTAGTTCTACCATTCGCGTTCCTCTCCGTAGGATTCGAGTCCCTCCAAAGGTCCTTGTACTCCTTTCCCCCTTTGTCCATTGGATTTACGGTGCTTCCCACCATTGCCTTTCCGACGACCTTTCGCCCGACGATCAAACAAGTCCGCTGAATCCTCCATGCGTCCCTGATGTCTGTAGGTTTTTCCCATTTTCCGGCCTCATCTAAATACAGTATGTGGAGTTTCTCTCCATCATACGCATTGTTAGTTGTGTTTTTCCAATTAATTACCGTATTAAGAGCCTCGCCCTTCGTCGAAGTCTTATTCTTCTTCGTGATTCTCTTACTCGGCTCGCGAAAAGCCAGCTCCATGCGTGGGTTTGTGGTACCATCTTGAATGGGTTTGAAGAAGAAGGGGTAGTGACGAAACATTTGCACCACCTTCTTCATAAAGATATTTTCTTGTGCGTCCTTACCAGTCTTAGACTGGATTCCTAGGAGCTTGTCTTTGACTTGTGTGGCTTCGTCAAGAAGCACAGACGAGCAGATATTCGTGTATCCGCTACGTCTGCACTTCGTATAGAGCTGCCCAATACATCTTGGGTCCGCCTCACACGCCGCTAAATGTAAGAAAATATCTCTTTGGAACTTTAAGTAGCTCGGATAGCCTATATCCATCCGAGTCCACTGAAGCATCATATAGTGACGCCCCGTAATATATGTAGGCTCACCGTTGTTATAAAACCAAAAGCCCTCACGCCGACGGCGAAACTCCTCTTCGATATACGGAGAAAACTTTTGTCGAAACTCCCTTGGCATCTCCCCCCACTCATCCATAGACTTAATCCGATACAGTTCTGTGGGCATATCAATGCGCGTCCACACCTGCAGGTTGTCTGGTTGTCCATATCCTGCAATTTCTTTTTTGGGAGGCTGAGCGGGAAGAACAATGACCAGCCCACCAAGTTCGATAACTTCACCTTTTGTACCGTTGGGGCAAATAGAGATAGCAAGATCATCATATTCTTCTATGTTGACGAGGGAGTTCATTACATCACCTGTCCGTACCGATTGCTGCGAAAGCTCGGGACACCGCTCTTTGGGTTGGCTATATCCATGTACTTACCACATTCACACTTGATGTCATGGTAAGCTCCGTTGTCACCAATCTTAATTGAGACCCCAGCAGCCTCTCTGGTCTCACCGCATTCACACTTATACTTAGCCATAATTATCGACCTTGAGAAGCGTACGGCTTCTTGTAGTTCTTTGAATTCTTGTTCTTAGACTGCTTAGTCTTGGCGTGTACGCCCTTGCGCTTGACGTTGTTGCTGACGTACGTAGATGTTTGTTGCTTAGCCATATTAATTAAATTTAGTACACCTGCAGGGACTCGAACCCCGAACCTTTTCATTAGAAGTGAAATGCTCTATCCTGTTGAGCTACAGGTGCATACAGTTACCTGCTTCGTCTTAGCCTAGGCCTATTGTTTGCCCTGTTTTTAGACTCTGGTTGAGGAGAGGTTTTGTCTGATGTTCCAACATGCGCCTCATCAAGGCCGTCTCCATTTCCGTACGTACCCTTACGTCTGTTGATCTTATTGAGCAGAGCACGATACCTTTTAGCCTTGCCGCCCTTGCCGTACTTTTCGTACTCTTTTTTATAGTCGCGCTTTGTGACTTTCATGACGCAAATATAATTAAAGTCCGCAAGGTGGGACTTGAACCCACATGTAACCAGTTACCCTTTCTACAAGGTATAAGCTTGAGGGGATACTCGCGGTTATTTGTTTCTTCTTTCGTGAGTTTTGATTCTGTGGCAGTTAGCACATCTAACTCTGCACTTGCGGATTTCTTTCTTGATGGCGTCTATACCATATGCGTTGTTCACCATATCTGCTATGTTGCCGGACTTAGCCCCTCTGACATGATCAAATTCAAGTATTATTGGATTTGACTCCCCGCAATCAAAGCAACCAAGAATACCCTTAACCCTAGAAACAAAAGACCTGTTCCACGCACGCTGAGACTTATTATGCTCTAGAGCTTTCTTTTTGTAATACTCTTTGTTTTCGGCATAGTGTTTTTTCTGATATGCCTTGTTGTAAGCGCGACGTGAATCAGGGTCTTTGTATGGCATCAGTCCTCAGGGTCTTGATTCCACATGTCGTCCCAGAACTTATAGTCTCTTTTGCGACTTGCTTCTTCGTACCTGTACACTACGTCTTGCCAATTATTTACTGAATCGCTCAGCAAAACCTCCCGTGTAATCTTTTGCTTCTCCGATTTCCCCATTGTTTTCTAGGTCTTTAATCATTTGTTCTAACCGCTGGCGTTCAACGATTAGTTCTTTACAATCAGTAGCTGTCTGCTTTATCGATTGTAGTTCTGCTTTCCGGGCGCTACCGTTAATCTCTGGATCAACAGGCTTTTTGATTTCGTCGATCATATTGTCTATAGCAACCTCCATTGACGTCATAAGTCGCTGAGCGGCTTCAATCGTTGTGAACTTCTTCCTCGACATACAAAAAATCTGAAGGGTCTACCCGATAGTACTCCTTTCCATTAACATCAATCCGGTAGTCCATGTTTTCTTTAAATCCAACTACGTCACCAGAAAAGACGCCAAGCTCATTTATCCATTCAGCATCAAAAGAAATCTTACCCTTAGTCGGAAGTTTTTCTTTTAAGTTTACTAAGCTGATGGAGTCTGACGTTAAGTCGTCTTTTTCCTCAACGTACTCTAAAAGAGACCATCCCCCTAGGGGAAAAATATCTCCAGTATCTTTTGACTTGTAAGCGATTGCCTGACTGTTGAGGGGATTGCCCTCATCGTACTGAACGAGATAACTGTCTTCCATGCCAGTAATTGACTGGCCTCCATTCAGAACAACAAGGTGGTGGAAGTAAAGAGTATCCCCAACCTTGACATCCAGTTTATACTTATAGGGTACAGACAGAACCTCACCGGAGGTTACTCGATGCTCAAACTCATTGAACCTATTGTCAATGTAGATCTCAACACCGTTTTCAAGAACCTTAGTATCGTTAATCCTTTTAGGGATCTTGACGATAAACTTCTCTAAAGTTTTCATGTTAGAAGTTGCAATCAAATTCAATTAGACACGGCATATCATCTACAGCTTTCCATAGAACTTGATCCAAGTCTCTCTGCAAATATACTAGATATCTAGTCTTACCATATAGATGAAGATATTTTTCATCCATAATAATTGCACATATCTCTCCGCTTCCAGCCTTCATGCCTACATAATAGGCCATGGCGTTTTTCGGGTCTCGCCCGATAATAATTTTTCTAATAAGTCCTTCCATTTTAATTAAGTGATATGCCCAGCCCTCTGATCAAATCGTCAAGATCTGGACCATCGTCATCAGGCGGGCAGTATGAGTCTGTCATAAAGTCCTTAACAATCTCTAGCTCATCTTCACTTTGTATATTATAGTGAAAGAAAGCCTTCATATTGCTGGTTTCTTCATCAAAAGGTTCCAACAAACCTACGACAAAAGAAGAAATAACTTTATCTTCTAGTCCATATTTCTCTATTAGCTCACCAAGAGCAAAGGCCAACTCTTGCATTTCGAACCAGAATCCCTCTTCTTCCATATCACTGTAACGATCCTTATCCATAATGCCTAAAAGTTTAGTTTCAAAAAAGAAGCTCTTCAGGGACTTCTCACGCCTTAATCAAAGGTACGTAAAAAACAACCACCTTAAGTACTTGAGAACTAGGACCATGGAGTTCTGCCAAAAGCACGACATCTTTGAGAAAGAACTGCATTTTATGCTTTGGGCTTACGACCTTGAGTTCTGGACGTTAAAGTATGCGGCAGAAGACTATGGGTATAGTCAGAAAAAACTTGGCGATAGGCTTGTATACGAGATGGTTAATCAAGGATACATATACAAGCACTTTGATAAAATGACACCATCTCAAACAAGAGAGGATCACATATTCAGAGAAGAGACCAAGTACAATTACAGGGTGCGCTATGCGCTTACCCAAAAAGCAAGGCTGCTCGTCCAGAGATATTACCGCTATCTAGAAGGCGAAGATACTTCTCTGGATGCACAGCAATCTTAAACCGATTCATGTACTCAAACTCCTTCCTGTTAAATCGGTGCTTGGGTAGTCCAATGTGATCTAGGATATCTTCTATTCTATCCTCTATCTCGTCATAATCTACCTCTAAGATGTTGTTAAACAACAACTTAACACCCTCTAGTTGAATTAAAGCTTCAGCAACAATCTCACCGTACATATATGGGAAGGCGTTGCCAATTCCGCTAGGGAACTCTTTTTTAAGCGAGTCTACAACTTCAAGTGGGTTTCTGTTTATGATGACTACCGGAGAAGACTTATCCCATACTTGCTTACACCATATTGGGAAGCTTGAGTCTACACAGCCCACGTGTTTTTGTCCATACGAGGCCCTATAAGTGAGCTTGTCTCCCTGCATGAGTCTCAGTCCTGTCTCATGCTCACAGGAGTCAGTTACCTTATCTAGATAGTGAGCGAGCCAAGCGCCGCGCGTACGCGGCAACCCCGTCACATAATATGACGGTTGAAAGTATTCTGCCATAATATTTAAGGGCGCTCAACCCAAAGCTTAAGCGTCGGAATCACTTAGTGATAAAGTTTCTGATATTACAGCAGATCCAATATATCCATTAACTTCTACGGTTGCTCTAATAGTAAACGAGTTTAATCCCGAGCCACTGTGTGCAAAAGCCACCCCAGAAGCCGATCCAGCATCTATGTCGTCCATAGGAGACACATCGTCCATAAGGAGGTAAAAAAGATTAATACCCCCCGGGTTCTGCACCGAATCCATGGTTAAAGAGCTAGATAAAAGCTCTATCTGTCCAGATCCGGTTGTCACATTTTCAACGGTAATACTTGTGACGACATAATCAGATGCGGTTCCGGTATATTTGACCGCATTTGTATTTATACGAACATCAAAAAAAGAACTTGAGGCTAGAGCGGTAGCATCAATACCGCTTGCTGGTGTGTCTCCGTCTTGAATAAAAAGCGCCAAGCCCAATGAGCTAACTGATTGGGGGCCGTCAAAAGAGCCACCTGATGTTGTAATGGAGTTGCCTAGTCCTAACATCACCCACTGCAGCTTTCGCAATCCTCTGGGTTGTCGAGGTTGCATGTTATCTCTCCAGACTCAATTTTTTCTTCTTGTTTTTTCAGTTTAGACTGATCCAAGAAGCTGATGTCTTCAAATTCTTCTTCCATAATTACAGTTGTTTTCCAAACATTACTTCGTACTCCACTTGTCCTTTATCATCGCGAACAGCTTTGAGGCACCGACCACGATTAACCCCACCGTAAACGAAAGAGACGTGAACCCAATCAGGATTGTCTTGATCACCAAACTCCCAAATGAGCTGATCAAACTCCAGATTTTCTCTAATGTAGTTGAAGATTTGAGAGTTTGTACAATTTCCGTATACGTCTGCGTCCAGATCAAGTGCTCTGCCTTCCACATGCTGACTGCGTCGCGAACCACCGATAGCACTGTTGAGATCAGCTGAGCGATAGCCTGACGACACGTATATAGGACACCCGAAAGCGTCGCGCAAAGGCTGGAAAACGTTGATTGCAACTTGCCTAAGATTTTCTGTAACCCATTCATCTGGTGTGTTGTCTATATTTAAACGCTTAGCCGTCGTGCTTTTCGTTACCTCGGCGAGAGATAGATTTTTTGATAGCTTCATTATTAAGTCTTCGTTTCTCGTTCTCTATACGAGGATCTTTTCTTTTCTTCTTTGCGTTGAAGTAGTACTTCCTCACTTACGCAGCAACAAAGATCTCAGTGACGATAGTAGACGAAGATGCTACAGCGCTTATCTCTGCAATATCAGCCAAGGTTATACTCTGTGAACCAGTTGCATTGGCGTCCATCTTGGAGTTATTCAAGATAAAAGAGTCTCCAGCTTCAAGCTTTACAGCATATTCTTCGGAAGAACCAAGGATACGCAGTGTAAGCGTATTTGAATCACCCATATGAGAGATGCGCAAGTACTTTACTGAGCTAGCCACAAACGTGCCGCTAGCTACAGCAGAGCTAATCTTTACGAGGTCAGCCTCTGATGTCGTAACAGAAACAATTCTGTTGTCTACCTGCGTCACAGACTCTATGTCATGAACGCGCGAACTGCTTCTATCTACACCCTCAAGTGTGAGCTGCTCGCTTATAGTTACTTTAAGTGTTGCCATGGGTCAAAGATAATCAATCAAAAAGTATCTTGTTGAGATACCCTCTAGTCTCCTCTGGTATGTAGTCAAACCACAACCTAGGATCACCGTAGATATCCACCCCATCGGCTTTAGCTCTTTCCAAAGCAGTCTTAATTCTGCCCTCCCCAGCGTTGTATGAAGCATAAATACGTGCAAGCCTGTTGACTTCAGGTATCTTTTGTGGTGGTTCTTTAATCCAGCTAAGCTCAGACAAAGCATTGATCTTAGCATCGCGCATCTGACGGCTGTGCTCTGGGTTGAAGGGGTCTAGACCAGAAGAAATCAGTCCTCTATCCTCCAAGTCTTTCTGTGTAGCTGGCATAATCTGAAACAGTCCCCTTGCCCCTACTGGCGATACGGCCATAGGGTTGTTGGAGCTCTCAGCCATAATCTGCCTCTGAAGCCTATCAGCACGAGACATGTTGTATTTGCTTGTGTCAGACGGGGCAGCAGAAGCCTCCTCAGCAGCCAGCCTAGCCAAGCGAGCATCAAGAGCTGCATAACCAGTGCTCTCTTGCTCTTTCTTTTTCTTAGGGTCTCCAATCTTGGTGTCAAGTACACCCCCATTAGCATAACCCAAAGCAGTCAACCCCGCGCCTAGCTTAGCACGCTCTGCTTTCTGCTCCAACCAGTTGAGATCCTCAGCCTCTGTCTTGTACTGAGTAATACCGTCAGCAAGCTTAGACGTATCCAACCCGTACTCATTTACAAGAACACCCAAGATGTCTTTGAGCTGATCTCTGTTCTGCATGATGTTGCCGCGATCTACGATAGACTGCATCTGATCCAACATCTGTGGCGGGATAGAACCAGCTTTATCGCTGTCAACAGAAGCAAGCAACACATCTCTGTAACTGCTCTGCTTCTTCTTAGGATCTCCTGTTACTCTCATGTAGCAAATATACTACTTCTTTCTTTTGAAGAACTCAACTTGATTGAGCCTCCTAGAAGCAGCTAAGCGACTCCCATAAGGGCCGCCTAAGTTCTCACCATCCTTGCTCTTGACGTAATAACCGTCTTTCTTCTTTACAATCATAGTAGACACAACTACCCTCGCGCCATAAACAATAAAACTGATTCGTTCTGTGCATACACAAAAAAACACTGTGGATGCTCATTCCCTCTTGATCAGCTTCGATATGCCGTAAAGGTATAAACAAATTTCTTAAAAGTCAACCCTGAAGTAAAGCTTTAAACAACTGACTCTAAATAGCTGATTAGACGGTTGTTAAATGGCTTTGCGTGAAGTTGATCGTGTATTCAATAAGAACAAATCACGCCAGAAAAGGGGATCAGAAATACAGATCGGGGGGATTATATATAGTATATAGCGCTGCGTGTACGCATCCGAAACGCATCTGCACAACCCCCTCCCTATGCCTATGTGAAGAATCCGGCATACTTTTCAGCTTTTGTCTATACCAGTATAGACAGCCCGATTCGACGACAGCCTCAGTCGCAACCTCCCAACGAGACCGTATGCATTATGCAACGAGTCTTCTCAGG